CGGCCGGCGGCCGCGTCGGATCCGGCCAGCGGCCGGAGGTTGTTGGTGGGGTTCCATGGCCCCGAATGTGGCCGGAACTTGCTTCCAAACCTGCCGCAAAGTAGGGTCAATTTGCAACTTCGACCGTAATCCCTTCCGCGCAAACGACTTACGACGGCTGGATATTTGGGATTAATCTGGACAGAATCTATCGGCCGTGGTCGAATATCTCCATGTCGCCGATGCAACGGCGGCCCGACCAGACCGACCAAGGAGCAAGCCATGAAGACCACGACCAAGAACCTCGACCAAGCCTACAACGCCCTCTACGAAGTCACCTCGACCCTGACCGTCATCGGCGAGATGACGCTGGGTAGCAACGACGAGGCCTTTACGGTCGCCTTCGTCGGCGAGCAGGCCAACTGGTCCTCGATCCAAGTCGCCATCGACACCGCGACCGTGATCTGCGGCTTGACCTACGAGGCGGCCAAGGAAATCGAGGAGCACTCGGCCGAGCTTGAGTGGGAGCATCAGTGGACGAGCGTGAGGGCTGGTCGGCAGTGGGTGCTGGTCAAGTCCTCCAACCGCGCCGCCCGTTTCGCGGCGAACTATGAGCGTACGGGCATCGCCCTCGAAACGATGGTGCGTCGCGCTCGGTACATGAAGACTCCCATCGTCGCGCACCTCGACGCCGATGCCATCGAATGGTCGGCCGTGAAGGCCGAGATCGTCGCCATCGAAGCCAAGGCCGCTGACATCTTCTGATCCATCCCGACCACCGACCAAGGAGCAAGCCATGAACACCTACAAGCTGAAGTACGACCTGATCCCCTTCCACGACGATGCCGAGCTGGTGCGCATCGTCATCCGCTCGAAGCCCGGCAGCGCGTGCCGGCGCGAGTGGACGATCGGCCACGCTCGCCGCGGCTCGCCGCGCCTGACGGCCTTCCGCGAGCGCGTGGACGCGATGCGCTCGGCCCGTCAGATGACTGTCGAAGACCGCTCCAAGCTGCTGGCCGTCGTGTGGAGTGACCTGCAACCGCTGTCCGTGAACTGACCAACCAAGGAGACAAGCCATGAAGAAGCTGACCAAGGAAACCATCGAGTGCCTCCACGACCGCTTTGCCCAGATCGAGGCCAACATCCTCGAGGAGGGCAAGAACCACGGCGAAGAGGCCCAAGCCGAGTGCGCCGAGAGCTGGCAGAGCACGCTTGAGGAGCTCGGCGAGTTGATCGCCGATCCGACGCAGGAGTTGCTCTCGAAGCTCGATGCCGCGGCCGAGGAACTGGAACTCTACGAGGAAGCCTACACGGGCGTGCGTCGTGACCTTCGCGCGGCACGCCGCATCGAGGACAAGCGCGACTGGGACGCCTTCATCGCCGCCGGCGGCGACCCGAACTCGGTCGTCGTGTTCACTTGCCGCTTCGCCCGCTGATCCATCGACCAAGGAGCCACCGCAATGACCTCCAACAACCAAGACCGCGACCACATCCTCATCGAGGTAGTCACCGACCCGCGAACGATGCGCGCCACGCGCTGGGTCTCGATCGTCACCAGGGCTGATGCCGCCAGCGTCCTCGCGCGCTGCGTTGCCGAGGATGTCCTCGAAGAACTCGACGCCCACGGCTGCGGAGCCGACGTGCAGGCGCTGGCCGAGATGGCCGGCGACTCGCGGCAGAGCTTCGCCGTCTACACGCGCGCGCAGCTCCGCCACCTCGACCGCAGTGACGATGCCGACGAGTGCGGCGACGTCGACATGGAAGCGTGGAAGGCGGCCGAGGAGGCCGGCTGGCTGGCCGACAACGAAGCCGAGGAGGTGGACGAGTGATCAAGCTGACCACGTTCGACGGCTTGCTCGTCTCGTTCGATGCCGCGCGATTCGCCGGCATCCCGCACGAGATCAAGGAATCTCTGGCGCTGTGGGTAGTCCACGCGCTGAGGCCGGGATCCTGCGTCGTGGCGCTGCTCGAGCACGACCTCGCGCGCGCCGATCAGCACGCCCATCCGACCACGCGCCCGCACCTGCCGGCGATCGTCGAGTGGATCGCCACGTACGTCCCGGCCGAAGCCAAGGGCCAGCGCGGCCTGAAGCTCTGGCAAGGCTACTCGAGGTGGTGAGATGTCGCCGAAAAAGCACATCCCCGCGCCCAAGTTCTGGGACGACGCCAAGCAGCAATGGGTGCAGCGCGAGCGGACCGAGCGCGACCCGCGCTACCTGCTGCGTCGTGAGTTCCGACTGACGCTTGGCAGGCTGGGCGACGTGGATCGCGGCTACATCCCGACGCTCAACTCTCGGCAGCAACTCCGCGAGGATGCGTCGACCTTCGCGGCGGCGATGTCCCTGCGCCTCACCTACCACCCAGCCTGCGTCTACGTCGTCTCCCTGACCGGCCAGCCAGTGGCGACCAAGCGCGCGATCCTGCACGCCTTGGCCGAGTCGAAGCAATTCGTCCTGCGTGCGGACCGCACGTCGAACGACATCTACATTTCTCAGGCCGAGGACTGGGAGGCCGTGCCCGCGGCGTCGGAGACCGTGGCCTCGATTCCCGGAATGCCCTCAAGTCCGGCGGCCTCGGAGGCCGAAGAACTGGACGACCTGACGCTGAACCTGCGCGCTGCCGTGGCTCAGCTCATGATCAATCTCAAGCCGCAGCGCAGACCCGTGACCGACCAACTGGAGCTATTCGCATGACGACCAAGACCAGGACTCTTCTCTCGCTCGCGTTCATCGTGATCGCGTCGACGATCTCGCACGCGGCCGACCGCGTGATCGACAAGGACACGCGCAAGTTCCTCGACGCCATTCGTCGTGTCGAGACCGGCGGCTTGCCGAAGGCCGGAGCCGGCGCGATCGGCGACAAGGGCGCGAGCATCGGCCCCTACCAGATCCAGCGTGCGTACCACGTCGACGCGCGCATGAAGGCCGGCAAGTACGAGGACTGCTCGGCCAGCCACGCCTACAGCGAGCAGACCATGCTCGCGTACTTCGCGCGCTACGCGCCGACGGCGCTGGCGAAGAAGGACTGGGAGACGCTGGCGCGCATTCACAACGGAGGCCCGAAGGGCCACACGAAGAAGGCGACGCTCGGCTACTGGGCTAAGGTGCAGAAGGAGATGAGCAAATGAGCTACTGTAGAGTACAAACATCGGTTCGCATTTCCGCTGCGCATCGCATTAAACTTGCTGCCCATATTTATGAATTTGGGGTGACATCTTTCTGGCTAGAAGGGATTGACGAGGTTGAGTTGGTCATGTCCTCGGATCACCCCAACGCTTCTCGATTGCCGGCTGCCGTCGCCGCCTTCAACGCCGTGATGGATGGCGAAGTGACCCCGCCTGCGATTCGTAAACCCACGCTTCAGGAAATGCACACCGACCCACTCACTCACAAGGAGCCCAGCAAATGATCAAAGCCACCATCGTCACCATCGTCAGCCTTCTCGGCATCGTCATCTCCTCGGAGATGGCCGGCGCGGCGGGCGGCTTCCTGTTCATCGTGGCGCTGTTCTTCTACTCGAAGCTCGACGGCATCCACATGGAGCTCAAGAAGCAGAACGAGCCGAGGCAATGACTGTGACCTGTTTCAACTGCGATGGGCCTCCGCCAGTGCATTGGCATCACGTTGTTCCAAGATCCGCGGGAGGGAAAAAGACCGTGCCGTTATGCGAATCATGTCACGGGCTAGTTCATGGCAAGGACATGCGGATCGCGTCGCTTACAAAGTCTTCCCTTGCGCACAAGAAGAGCCAAGGGCTCCGCGTGGGCACTATTCCGCTCGGCAAGCGCCTCGCCGCTGACGGCAAGCACCTTGAGGACAATCCCGTCGAGCTCGAGGCCGTCGAGAAGATTCGCGCCAATGCTCGCCGGCACGCCGAAATCCTCGAGGAGCTTGCGGCCTTGCGTGCTCGTCTTAACTATTACACTGGAGAAGCGCGACGAGAAGCCCAGAAGCGCGAGCGCGTCCTCATCAAGGAGAAGAAGGCGACGAGCTACCTCGGCACGGCCCGCGAGCTAAACGCCGGCATCGGCGACCGCTACCCGACGCGCAAGGCCAAGGCGTGGAGCGTTAGCTTCGTGCGCCAGTTCGTGGAGCGGCGGTGATGGTTCACGAGAGTCTTCCCGCCGGCTACGTTGAATTCATCTCTGCTAGGACGAAGGCCGCGCTCGCCTACAAGAAGAGCCAAGGGCTCCGCACGGGCCATGTGCCCTACGGCAAGCGCCTCGCCGCCGACGGCAAGCACCTCGAGGACAATCCTGCCGAACTCGAGGCCGTCGAATTGATGCGGGCCGCGAAGGAGGCTCGGGCTCGCCTTGGGGAGGAGCTCGCCGCCGTTCGCTCAAAGATCGCCGCGCTCAAGAAGCAACCCAAGCCGAGGCAAGCCGAGATGCGTCGGCTTCTGGCGCAGGAGCTCGAACTCGGGAAGGCGTATCGCGCCAACGGCTCCCGGGCGCTCGCCCGCACGCTCTCGGCGAATCCTTCGCGCTACCCGGCTCGAGGTGCGAAGGGCTGGAGCGCCCAACTCGTCGAGCAGGTTCTTAAGAGACTATGAGCTGATACCATCCGCGGCATGATCAGGCTGGGCCGTCTGGCGTTCGAGATCGTCTACGTCGGCGTGGCCTGCATCATCATCCTCGGCCTCGTCCTGTGGCCGTTCAAGAAGCTAGACGACCAATGCAAGGAGCAGCAGTGACCGACTACGACCGATGGCTCGAGGAGCCGTACCAAAGCGACGAGGAGCCGTCGTCCGGCGACGTGCAGGTCATCCAGTTCGGCTTGGAGATCGAGGTGACCGTGGAGGACGACGAGCTGCACAGCTTCGTCATCCTCGGCATCGAGGATCGCGACGAGGCGCTCGAGTGCGCGGAGGACGCGGCCGCGAGCCTTGGCCGTACGTTCGATCCGGCGCGAGCCACGGACGCAGAGATCATGCAGCTCATCTCCGATGCTTTCCTTCCTGGTCGCATCCACATGCCGACCGTGCTTGAGCAACTCCGCGCCATGGACGACGACCAGTCGCGCGAGGCGTGGGAGTGAGTCGTGCTAGGATCCCCATCCCGAGCGACGGCGTGTAGCCGTCGCACCCGGTGCGCGTCGCATCCGTGTGACTCGACGTGCGCCGGACCTCACAACCTCGGACACTCCAGCAGTCTTGAATGGCTGCACGGCGAGCGGGCTGTCCGAGGTCGTCATTGCTAGGCCCGCTCGCCACCTTTCCCATGCCGACACGTCCCGAACTCCTCGACCTGCACGACGAAGTCTGCGCGGCCGCGCACGACGTCATGGCGAAGAAAAGCCACGACTACGCGGCGAAGGACGACGCGCTGTTCAACGTCCGGCAGTGCGAGGCGTTCGGGCTGTGCAGCGCCGAGGCCGGCGTACTGGTTCGAATGACCGACAAGCTGTCCCGCCTTTCGAGGTTCGAGAAGCAAGGCGAGCTGGCTGTGGACGACGAGGCCGTGGAGGACACGGTGGTCGACCTCGTGAACTACTCGGTGCTCCTGCTCGCGCTGTTCCGCGAACGCAAGAAGATCGACTCGCCGCCGGCGTGCTAGGATCGGCACGACATGAGTGCCCATTGCCCTCTCTGCGGCTCCCGCGTGTACAGCTTGAACACGCTTCGCTGGTCGAGTGCCCTGCGCCAGATGCCGGCGACCATTAAGCGCGATGCCCTGCGCGCTCAGACTGATCGCTCGCCGGCCGCCGGCAGGTGGCTGTACGCCACGAAGGACGGCATCGCCGTGTGCATCTCGCCCGATCAGGCCGCGCAGTTGCGGGACATCGAGGCCGAGTTCGGCGAAGACCTCGAGGACTGACCGTGCGTTGCACCGCGTGCGGCGAGCAGACGAAGAAGCTCCAGCGCCACCACTACGCGCCCGAGACGATCTTCGGCGCACTGGCCGACACGTTCCCGCTCAAGTTGCTGTGCGCCGAATGCCACGCCCAGTACCACGCCGAGGAGCGGGAGTTCGCGAAGAAGAGCCTAGGTCGCCTCGAGTGGTGCCAACTGTTCGACAGCGATGAGCGGTGCGAGCGGTGCGCGGTGATCGGTGGCGAGCAGCACGGCGAGACGCGCGTCGTGCGCTACGCCTTCTGGTCGATCGACACGCGCTGGCACTCGGGAGCCCTGTGCTATCGGTGCTTCGACTACTTCGCCGGCGAGACCAGGCGATGGCACAAGAAGGCGGGCGCGTGAACGAATTCGTCGGCATCGACCCCGGCCTGCACGGTGGCCTCGTCCATCTCGACGCGAGCCTTCGCGTGCGCGCATGCCATCGCACGCCGATCATCGAGGGCGAGAAGGGCGTGAAGTCCCAGTACGACGAGCGCGCGCTGGCCGGTCTCGTGCGCGACCTTGCCGAGGATGCGGCGGCCCGCGGTGCGCTGGTTCGGTTCTGCATCGAGGACGTGGCCGCGGCTCCCGGGCAAGGCGTGGTGTCGATGTTCCGATTCGGCATCGGCTACGGGCTGTGGCTCGGAGCCATCTCGGCTACACGCTGCCCGCTGCTCAAGATCAAGCCGCAGGCGTGGCAGCGCGTGGCGTTCTCTGGCCGGCCCAGCGCGGACAAGAAGCAGACGAGCTTCGTCGTCGCGCGCGAACGGTTCCCCGAGTTGCCGCTCAAGAGCAAGTCGGCCGACAGCGGATTGAGCGACGCGGCCCTTATCGCCGAGACGTGCGCGAAGATTTACAACCACAGACCGACGAACGAGAAGAGCAAGGCGTGACCATCAAAGTCTTCAGACAGACGTCCGAAGTCCGCGGACATATGCGGAAGCGCGGCATGGACTGCGGCGGCCATCCGCCGTTCGGATGGCGTCGCGAGGTCTACTGGGACGCCGAGAAGCAGGAACGCCGGACACGGTTCGAGCCGGTCGGGGAGGAGCTTCGCGCCATCCAGAACGTGCTGATGTTGCGCGAGGCGGGATGCTCGATCCGCGCGATCGTCGACGCCCTGAACGCCGACCCGAAGCGATACCCGCCTCGCGGGACCAAGTGGCATATCCGGTCGGTTCAGTTGCTGATCCGCGCCGGCGAACTCAAGGGCCAACTTCACAAGCTGCTGGTCCAGACCGGCTATCTGGACGGCGAGTAGTCCATGGCCGGCAAGAGCGAGGACGCCGGCACGGGCAAGCGCAAGCGCGGACGACCGCCGAGTGGGCTTCCGCGGCGAAGGAATTTCGCGTTCAAATTGTCGGAGGAGGAGGTCGCGGCGCTCGACGATGCCGCCGACCGGCTGTCGGAGTCGACCATCCCTCACAAGCTCGCGAAGGTTGGCGGGCGCGTGACGCGCGGCGAGGTCCTGCGCGCCCTGATCGCGACGAAGCTCGACGACCTGCTCCGCGGCCACGACCGCAAGCGCGGCGTCGGACGGGTCTGGGACGAGTCGGCGCGCATCGGACGACCTAGCCTCTTGGGCGACGACCTCGACGACGAAGAGGACGACGAGTAGGTCGTCCCTTGATTCTCCGAGACCTGCGCGAAGATTTACAACTACCGACCCACAATCGAAACGAGCAGACCATGACCGCAGACTTGAATTCCTACGCACACACCGGCGACGAGACGTTGCATCCCTCGCGCCTTGGCGCGCCCGACGCGGCTCCGACATCGGCTCGCCGTATCCAGCTCCCCGATGAGCCGCAGCCGTGGCGCGGCGTCCCGGAGTACATCCCGACGCGCGTGCGCGAGTGCGCGATCGTGGTGAACCGAGACGGCTACACGATCCTTTCCGACAACATCGTGGTCATGGCGCAGAACAGCTTGGCCGACGCCATTCGCACGGCAGGTCATCGCTATCCACGCGGCTGCGTGATCGGCGTCGAGGGCCGCGTGAAGGGACTCGACATCGGCGGTCCCTTCGGCGCGCAAAACAAGAGCCAGACGGCGTTCTGGCCGAATAACGCGCCCATCCGAAACCTGCGAATCGTTGGCTTGAACGAAGAGGCCGGCATCGAGGGCGTGACGATCTGGGACGGCCTCGGCGGCGTGGATGACATCCGCTTCGAGCGCCTGACGTTCTGGAACCCAAAGCACTCGAAGACGCCGTTCCTGACGGCGATGAACCAAGTTCACGGCCGGATCGGGATCTACGAGTGCAAGTTCAAGGCGCTCGATCTCGAGCAGTTCATGCGCCGCGGAATGATGTGGGGATGGCGCGGGCACGGGCCGGCGCAGTGGGACGTGCGCCACGTCGTCGTCGACCCTTGTCAGGAGCACAGCGGCTACGGGGACAACTATCAGGGCACGTCGTACTTCGTCGACATCCGCGGAAGCAGCAACGGCCGCACGTTCCTCCAGCACACGAACCGCACGACGTCGGGACCGTGCCAGCGCGGCGACATCCACGTCGTCAACTGCCGCGCCGACAACATCTCCGACTTCGGCGGTGGCGGCTCCGACTACACGTTCGTCGGCTGCATGGGCACGGTGTACGTCGAGGGCTGCTCCTCGTTCGGCGACACGGGCATCGAGACGAATGGCGCGATGGTCTTCTGGACAGACACTTCGAACGGCAACTACCAGAACCGTGCCGGCTACACGACCACGCGCGCCGTGGTGAAGGGCTTTACGGCTTCGCACATGCACGCGCGTCGTTCGATGCTCATGGTGTCCGGCGTGCAGGACTTCGAGCTTCACCAGGACTTCCTGCTGTTGGGCCTGACGGTGTCGCTGGACTTGGACACGACGTACGGGGGCCCGATCAAGAATGGTCAGGTGGAGATATTCGGGCCGACCGCGCCTTCGAAGTACGACGGCTTTGACTGCCTGACCAAGGCGCGCAAGGCTAACCGCGTGCTGACTCCGCGCGAGCTCGACGCACTGTGGCATCGCCCGACGCGCCGACTGTTCGGCCTGAAATGAAAGACGGTCGGCGCTCTCTCCAACGCCGACCGTCCGCTTTCCTGACTGACGAATCTCAACCGCTGGGGCCGGCTTGCATTTCGGCCCCGCACCGATCGCGCGCATTCTAGCACGCGGCATCGGGGCCGTAGCTCAATCGGTTAGAGCGCGCGTCTTATACACGCATGGTTGCGGGTTCGAGTCCCGCCGGCCCTACCATCCTGACGTCAAGGCCCGGTGACGTACTCGACAGCGAGGATCTCGAAGTCCCACTGCGCGATGAACTTGTTCCGCAGCGTGGCCTCTCCCCACGGTGCCTCCACTTGTGCGTACGCGATCGAGTGCCAGCGCAGATCGACCACGCCATCCGGGTCGGTGAACGGCGCGAGATAAGCGGGATGCACGAACTCTGATGTACGCGTGGTCCAGTACTCCGGCTGGATGTCACGGTCCCACGGCATCGTCAGCGTCTCGCCGCTCTTTCCGGCAAAGTCGAGGACGCCGTCGAAAGGGCCGAGGATGACTTCGCGTGGCTGCCCGACTCGCACGGTCGGAAGGCCGCAGAAGTTGAGCAGCATGCCGGACTCCGTTTTGCAGAACATCCACGCCGGGAAGTCGTAGCCCCACGGCTGGCCGTTCAGTGGGTTCACGCCGATCGCGCGAGGGTCGAACTCGAAGGAGGGGTGGATGTTCTCGAGCTCGGCGAACCACGCCAGATGCCAGCGGTGTGTGATCCTCACGCGCCGGAGGGTCGCCGGATCGCCGCGGAACGCCTCCAGCGCGATCCTGCGCTCGTCCTTGGCCTTGGATGGCACCCACGGCCAGTCGTTTCCCTTAAGGCCGTAGAACGCGGCTACGGGCGTCCCAGATCGGCTGCGGCCTTGGGCGTCTGCCCAGTCCCCTGAAGTCACGACGCCCAAGGCCAGAGCCGTCAGGCCGACGCGCGCGCCAGCCTTCACGGATTGTACTCCACCCGCCGAACGACGATCTCCCAGTCAGAGATGACGTCGCCCACGCTCAAGGCGTCGGCCGTCGGCACGTCGAGCCCGGGCACCAAGGGGACGGAGTTGACGACTCCGATTCTGAAGGTCACCAGACCGTCGCCGTCGAGGTCGACGAACTTCGAGAGCAGAAGAGGACTCGTCACGTCGACGACCTCGGTCGTGTAGTAGCTGGGCTGGAGGCAGACGTTCCACGGCACGATCTCCGTCCGGCCCGAAGGGCCGACGTAGTCCAGCGTTCCGTCGTACGGGCCAAGCTCGAAGGTACACATGAAGACGCTGACGCTCGGCGTCCAAGTGCTCGCGAACTGGCCGGCCTCGTTGTAGAGCCACGTCATCGACTGGAAGTGCGGCATGTAGCCGTAGCCGTTGTCGTTCGGGACTTCGGCGTTGTTCCACCAGGCGTTCGGCGTCGTGTTCTCGACGCGGAACGCATAGCCAAGGTGCCAGTCCACGGTCAGGCGCACGCGCGAAAGCGGCGCGCTGGCCGTGTAGGCCGGGAAGGAGATCTCGCCGGCATCGTCGGCGCTGGCGTTCGTGCCGATGAACGGACCGTCGAAGTACTGCTGACCACGTTGGCGACCGGCGTGGACGGAGACTCCAACGACAAGTGCGGCCGCGAGGCCGGCGAAGAAAAGACGCTTCATGGTTGTGGCTCCTTGGATCCTGCGTGCATGCGATCGACGAGCTTCGTGCCCGGCTTCATGTGATCGAGAACCGAGCACGCCGCGCGAAGGGCCGCGTGGTGCGACGAGTACATTTCAGAGAAGCAGAGGATGCGACTGTTGGGGCTGCGCACGCGGAAGAACCACGAGCCGCTCGGGCCCTGCTCTACCTCGAGCGTCAACGCCACGCCCTTCGCTTCTCGACTCCTCGGCGACTTCGGCGTGGCATTGGTCATGGGTTCACCTGTTCGCGATCTCTCTCTCGAGGCGCTCGAGCGTGGCGACCACGCGCGCCTGTTGTTCGTCGTGCCGCGCGAGCACCATCTCGAACTGCTCCCGGCAGGCTTCGCGCTCGAGTGCCATCTGCCGCTCGAAGAACTCGCGCTCGAGGCGCAACTGGGCCGCGAACTCGGACACGCTGCGGCGATGTTCGTCCATCGCGCGGTCGACGAGCTTCGGCAGGTAGCGGTAGATTGCCAAGGCGATGATAGCCAGAACGCCGATTGCGCCGATGTCGCCGACGCTGGCCATCGAGATGGACTCCGCGACGGAGGACTCGAGCGCGGCGACCATCACGCGCCTCGCTCGGCCTCGTGGGCCTTGTGCAGGGCCTTCTTTCTCGTCCAGTCGCGGCCCAGCCACGTCGCGATCATCGAGGCTAGCGCGATGCCGATGGCCTCGGGCAGGCCGACGAGCTTCGACACCGTGCCGGCGAGGTCCTGCGTGCGCTGGTTCACGTCCTGCCCGACGGCGGCGACCTCGCGCTCGTACTCCTCGCGGGCCTCGGAAAACTTGCGCTCGACGTCGTCACGGTCGGCCGCGTCGGTGTGCAGTCGAGCGATCTCGACTTCGGCCAAGGAAAGGCGCTTGTCGACCGTGAATCCCAGCTCCGCGATGTCGCCGGAAGTGGCGCAGGAGGTGAGGGCCGCCGTTGCCAGCACGCTGGCGAACAGCCACGAGAGGATGATGGATCGGCGCACGACTTCCTCCTTGCTCAGGGCTGGTAGGTCAGGCCCAACGCTTCCGCTTCGTTGGGGCGCAGGACGCCTTGCTCGAGGAGCCACGCCGGCAGGGGCTCGCCGACGGCTCCGTCGATCTTGAGGTCTCGGGACTTGGACCACACGAGCCAGCGGCCCGCCTCGACCTCGAAGGGTCCGAGCACCGTCGCTCCCTGCGGCATAGTCGAGGATGGCTTCTCGTAGAGTTCGACCGCGAGCGACGCGCGCGCCACGACGAGCAGCGTGTCGCCGTCGAATCGCGCCACCGCGGCCGCGCTCGACTCTTCGCTGCTCACCACCACCGAGCCCACCAGCTTCGGCTTGAGGCCAAGCGAGGGACAGGACGAAAAGAAGAGGCCGCAGCAGACGGCCAGCAAGGCGCGCAAGGTGTCCATGCCGACAGTCTCGCGCGCGCATGCAAAGTCCGCGTTGGCGTATTCTCAGACCGGCGTCTGGGCGATCACGATCCAGCCAGTGCCATCGCAAATGAAGGTGGCCGAGTCATACGCGACGTAGAGCGTCGGGCCCGCCGAACCGCCGTTGATCAAGTTCGCGCCCGTGGGGAAGGTTTCAGCGCCGCCGCCCGTCACCACGCGGCTGAGAACCGTAAAGGTGCGGTGCTTGAAGTTCGCGGCCAGCGGCAAATACACCTGAATTACCGCGGCCGTGCTGTCGCAGATGACGCAGTCGTCGCCCTCGACGATCGTGTAGGGACTGTCCGCGTCGACCAGCAAGCGGATGTTCTTCGTGTGGCGCAGCGTCGTGTTGGTGTTGATCGTCGACCGCGAGGCCGAGACCAAGTCGCTGGCATTGATGGTCGTGATGGCTGTGGTGATCGTGCTCATGATCTTTGGACGTCGTGGAGGATCTCGTCTTCGACGACTTGATTGCCGCCGATGAATGTGCAGCCGTAGAGCTCCGACGCTCCTCGAATGATGGCGTTGCCGTAGATCCTGGACTCGCCATCCACGCGCGACGTGCCCTCGACGATGCAGTTGCCGAAGCACTGGGCCTCGTGATCGACGAAGGCGTTGCCGCGAATTTGTGCGCGCTCGTAGATCCAAGCGTCCCCGCATACCCACGCGGACCCGTAGACCTTGGCCGTCGAGTCGATCCACACGACATCATCGACGACCGCGGTGTCGGCCACCCAGCCGCCGCCGTTGGCATGCTGGTGCGCCGGCACGGGACCAGCTCCGTCACCGAAGTCGTAGGTGGTCATCGTTCCGCCACCACTACATGGCCCGTCAGCGTCACCGCCGTGGAACTAGTGTTCTTGATGAAGGGGATGATGACCGAGCCCGTGTAGATGCGGATGCCGGGGTCGCTGTACTTCGACACGAGGGCGACGTTGACTTGAGTGCAGCTCAGCAGAGTCAATGGTCTGGCCACGATGAGCGACACCGCACCGCCTCCAAGCGATGTGCCCAGAGTAATCGACTGGATACTGCGCACACCCTTGTCGCCTGCCGCTAGCTGGAACCACACAACCGTGCCGAGCACCGGGGTCGGCGGGATCTGATCGCCAGCAACGCCGAGCAGCGTGGCTGTGCGGTTGCCCGTGCCGGCAGAGTTGGTGTAGGTCACCGTGCTGTTGGTGATCGCAGCGGCGTTCGTATTGGCCGTGGTGGTCAACAGGCCGATGACATAGCCCTCGCCATCCGTGCTGCCGTTCAGGTCACGAGCAGGGAAGGTGGGCGATGTGATGGCCTGCGCCGTAGTCGTCGTCACCACGATGCCCGTGTTTACCCACACGACATCCGCCAGCATGATCGTGCAGAGCGTGGTCGTGGTCGCTGCCGTCTCGGTGATGTACAGAGAGCCAGTCGGTGACCACAGTTGGAGCGAACCATTGTCCGCCGCGGTCGTGCCGTCAGTCGCTCGCCCATTTAGACCAGGAGTTCCCGGCGACCACGCGCCCGTGAATCCCGCGTCCTTGCCGAAGCTGTACCAGTAGGCTGTACCTTCGGTCGCTGTTCCGACCTTGTTGATCGGGATGACTCGACCAGTGATGCCCGTATTGACAGGGCTATTGACCTTCTTGTCGCCCGTTGCGTCGTACACCGACCATTCGCAGCCGTCAGTGTATTGCAGAGACTCACCTGCCATGAGCACCGCCTTGAACAGGCAGTACTCCGTACCGCTGACATCCTTCTTGACCGTCACGGTGTTGGCCGTGCTGGCGTGACGATTGAAGACCGAGATCGACTTTACGCCGCGCTGGGTTGACGATGCGGGCGCAGCGACAATCACGGTCGTACCCGCCGTGTTGATCGTGCCGTGGCCGTCGCCCGGAGTGAACGCGGTCGTGGTCATGTCCACATACGACACCGCATAGTCAATGTCCGCGGTCGAGCTCGTCGTGAGGTCGATGCTCTTGGTTGTCGCGTCGAGTGTGATCGCCATCTCAGAATCCTCCGAACGCCATGCGCGTCATGATCTGCGGCTGAGTCAATCCACCGCCGTTGCCCGGACTGGCCCACGTCCCGTCCGATCGCAGGAAGTTTGTGGTGCCGCCTCCGCTCGACGGCGTCAGGCCCGCGTCCGAAGACGAGAACAAAGGCAGCGTGACGTCCGCGCCCGTGCTGCTCGTCAGCAGCCGCGTCGCCGCCGTGTAGCCGAGATCGGTCGATCCACCGCCGCCGCCCTTGGCCTTGCAAAGCTTCGTCTGGTAACGACTCACACCGTGTACCTCTGGTAGTAGCCGTAGACGACGACTCTACTGGCGGCGTCAGCGTACGCTTTCACGATCACGCCGTTCTGCATGAGCCTCTTGTCTTGAACGACAACAGCACCATCGCCGTGGACAAGGTCGATATGGATCAAGTCATCCGGCGAACTCGTTCCGCCCATCAACAACCATAGACCAGTGCTGGCATGACCTGTAGCCACATGGCACGCCTCGATGGTTAGGAACTCGAGCGTGGTCGTGCCCGAGTTCACGGTGTGGATCGTCTGCGCTCCACCGCTCGTCGTCGCTGTGATGAGGATGTTCTTGCCGTTGGTCTGCCCGGACAAATAGCTGGTGACGATGTCTCCGCGTGCCATGTATCACGTCCTCCCAAAGATCTGGTGCTCGACGAAGAACTGTAGACCGCTGCGCTCGAAGCGTTGCCGCGGGATGCGCAACAACTGCGTCGAGAACCGATAGATGCGGACTTGGAAGGCCGTGCTCGGACGAGTCATGGTGAGCCTCCATTGGACGTGCTGGCAGCGAACCTTGCCCGGCGTGTATGCCTGAAAGTCCGAGTAGGTGTCGTCCTCGTCCAGCGTGCGAAACTCGATCTTCACCTCCACGCGCCCGAGGTCGTCGGCCGCGGCGAGCTTGTTCAACGGCCCTTCCCACGACCACTGCGCCTCGCCGTTGTCCCAGACGTGCGCGCTGTCGTCCCACGTCGTCGGCCAGATCTGCTCGCCGACGAAGAATGCCGAGTTGTAGAACCATTCGGCGCGCTGGTCCACGAGCACCAAGGGATCGGACGTCGTGTACGTCGCCGTCAAGTTCGAGCCGCTGAACTCGAGGTAGCCCTGCGGGAACATGATCGAGGTCGTCACTTGGCAGTTCGTCAGCGTGGCGTTCGGCGTGACCGCGCCCGACCTGCGCCATCCGATCCCGTAGTCCTCCCAAGATCGAGTGAAGTAAGTGCTGTTGCCCGAGTCGACGATGGCCTCGCTGTCCACAGGAGCGGGATTCCACGCCACGACGTCCGCGGTCGACCACTTGTTGCGCTCGCTGACCGCGCGCACGAACAACTGACCAGCCTGACCGATGCCGTGCAGGTGCTCGCGAGCCGAGACGCTCGTCGCCACCGCGCTGGTCCAATTCGCCGTCGGCCCGAACTTGCCGGAGTCCTGCGGCATCGCGCCGACACGCTGTCCAAGCAGCCAGCCGCCGCGCCGAATCTCGAGCGTGGTGGACTCGTCGACAGATCCGGGCTCGACGCGGTACGTCGCCAGCTCGCCGTCCAAGGAGTATGGGAACGACGAGTCCCAGTCCGGCGCAGTCGGTGCCGGCGACCGGCCGATCATGCGCACGGACGACTGCCCGCTGCGCGACGGCAGGCGTGCTTGCCCGCCTTGGCTCCGCGACACGACGGCCACGAGGAAGGAATCGCCGACGGCTGCGTTCTCGAGCGTGACGACGGCTGAACGGTCGCTGGGAAGCGCCGTGGCCTTGAGTTCGAAGAACGGCTCGAGGAGGCCGATGTCGGGCGCGACGTACACGTCGAAGCCGGCCAGCGTGTCCGAGGAGTTGTCGCCGTACTCCCACGACACCAGGAGTCTTGGCTGATGCGATCCGCCCGGCCCACGCGCCACGACTTCCTTCGCGCGCACGTTGTCGACGATCGGCGGGATCGACTGACGACCAGCGGCCGGAGTCTCGGCGGTCAGGAACTCCACGTCGATGTCAGGCGTGTCGCCGACGTCCTCGACGTCGTACACGCTTTCGACGTACTCCGACCATTGGATCTCGCGCTGGAGCTCCGGCGTCAACGTGATGGAGTCGACCTGCGCCAGCAGGTCTTCGCCGTCGGTGTGGAGGATCCACACGTCGTCCTTCAGAGGCGCGATGCCGTAGCCCGTCGACACCGTGATCGGCGAGCCGATGGCATAGGTTCCGGCCGCCGAGGTGACGGTCAACGTCGGCGGGTTGGAGACGCCTGCGTTCGCGCTTCGCACGGTCAGCTTGTACGTCGTCGCGGCCGCGAGCACGACCGTGCGATCAAGGTACACCTGCGTGCTCAGGCTCGAGTCCTGCTTCACGCGACCAGAGACGCCGCGGTCGAGTACGTCGTGCGCGATGCGAATCACGTCCAGCGGCTGGAGGCCGACGAGGTCGATCGAGCCCACGAAGCGTCCCTTCCTCCGCACCTCGTTCTCTTGGTTTAGCAGGTAGCGCGCCTGCCGTAGAACTTGAGCGCGTCGGATCACGCCTTCTTGGAAGAAGTTCCGCCGGCGAATCAAGCCGGAGTCAGTCGTGCCGGCGATGGTCGGATGCTCTACGGAGACCATGGACCGCTCGTAGAACAGCGCCTCGTCCAAGAAGCCGATCTCGATCTGGTTGAAGCGCGTCTTGGGGTTGAGGTACTCGACCTCGAAGCTGCCCGCCTCGATCTGCGCCATGCCGACGATCTCGGACACGCTCTTCGGCTTGAACACCGCGATGCGCACCTTGCGTCCGTCACGGATGATCGTCGCGCGGCCGCTGGCGCACACTTGGAGCAGTGCATCCCACGCCGAACCCTGCTGGTCGATCGCGCCGTCGTACTGGAATCGAGGATGCCGAGTCTGGATGGTGCCGGCCGGAGTCACGACCGAGGACATAAGCGAGCCCACGGCCCACGGCGTGTTCGAGAGCGACGGGTTGCGCACGATGATCTTGTGCGGAGCAACGGCCGGACGCTGGATGTCGACGATCTCGTAGTTGCCGGCGACACCTGCGTTGTCCGAATTGAACGCGACGCCAGACGGCAAGGAAGGCGTGCCCGTGACCCAGATGTAGTCGCCGATCTTGACCGTGCTCGGGATCGAGTCCTTCGGCACATAGAACTCGAACACGCGGCCGCTGCTGTCCGTCGTGTGCAGTACGTCGCTCCACGTCATCGCCGAACCGCTGGTCGTCGCGCTGTAGGTAGCCGTGTAGCCGGACTGGTTGTAGACCAGTCCGTCGCAGTAGTCGGCCCACTCTTGGAACGTGGCGATGTCGAGGTCGGTGTTGTCGAACGTATTGCCGAGTCCCCAGTTCTTGTCGAGCAACATGTCGACGACGATCCACGCAGGGCAGCGCGAGAACTCGACCGTGAACGTCGGGAAGTCGGTCGAGATCTTGTCCCACACCGGCACCTTTCGGCCCTTCACCACGACCGTCACGTTCGGCGTGTTGCCGCTGATCTCGCTCGAGGCGCGTACGTTCACGCCGACCAGGGGAGCTGTCGGATAAGTGAACGGGTCGTACTCGCGCAGCGAAAGCGACTGCCAGCGCATCGTGTCCGCTGCGTTCACGCTCGAGGAGTTCTCGATCGAGCGCAGGACCTCGATCTTGTACTTGGATTTCTTGACCCGTTGAGTAGGAGGTGTCGTGCCCTCGATGATGCTGTAGGTCGAATCGGAGACAAGGTTCGGCCCGTTGACCGTCATCGTGTTTCCGTTGCCGGATCCGTCGACCGTCGTGCTTGCGCCCGACATGTAGAAAACCGGCACCAAGTCTGAGATGAAGTTCGTGCGCCCGTTGCCGTTGTTGTATTGGCGACGGATCGTGTCCTCGTCCATGACGCCCTTGTAGATGACGACGTTCTGCATCATTCCATCGGTGCCGGGCCCACGGATCTCGAAGTTGCCAGCGCCGATCGACGAGAAGTTGGGCAGCGTGACGGTCTGCGATGTCGTCGTGTCGACGAGCTTGACGCCGTTGGCGTACAGACGCACGCGGTTCAACGTCCCGACGGCGCTCGTCTCGAACGTCGCGACGATGTGCTTCCAGCCGCCAGGCGCGTAAGCCGCGGCCGGCGTGAACGATTCATCGTCGTCGGCATTCTGGTCTGCGATCGTGTTTGCAAACACAAAGCTCGGAGTGAAGAACGTCTCGCCCTTGCCCTCGTAGAACTGGCTGGAGGTTGTGCTGTTCAGTTGGACGTACGGCACTGTGCGTTGAACGCTCTGCCCGGGAGCGAGCGTGAACGTGGGCCGAAGAGCGCCGACGCGAATCTGGCCGAGCTTGAACCACGCTCCTGCCGGCACCGTGGTGCTGCGCACGACTCGGTAGACAAAGGTACTAACTCCAGTAAATACTACGCTCTTCGTCTGCACATAGCAGAACATCTCGACCGTGAACGACTCCGCGGCTCCAGAGCTCGTCCATAGCGGACCATTGGCCGGCACGGTCAGAGTTCCAGTCCTGCTGAGGAAGGCCGCGCTGGGAGCAGTGGTTGGCGTGCTGGTGAAGTCGAACAGGAGCGACGGTGCAAGCGCCGGTCGAGTGAAGGTCTGCGGATCGTACAGCGGCACGCGCGTGTCGACGGTCGATCCCGGATTCAGCTTCGAAACGAAGCGCGTCGGGCGCAGGCGCACATAGCCGTCGCCCTCGGGACCGCCAGTCGTGATCGGCACGCCAACTGCGTTGAGCTCGATGTAGCGGACCGCGATGCCGCTGTTCGTCGCGACCAAGTTCCCGCCCGTCGAGAGCGTCAAGCCCTCCGGGTACAGCACCTTGATGACGGCCTCTTCGCCCTCGACCGTCATCGTGTAAGTGATGCCGAATTCCGTCCACGTCGCGTTGCTCGAGGTCGTGCCGTTGACGAGGAACTGCGGCGAGCTGTAGTTCAGGACTTGATCGAAGATCGAGTCGCCCGGACCGACCAGTTCCGTGTCGATCGCCACGACGCTCGAGGCGAACTCGAAGCCCTCGATGGAGGACTGCTCGAGCGTGCCCATCCTTACCTGCACAGTCACGCCTTGCAGGCTCGAGGCGTCGCTGTCGTTGACGTACAACTTGCCGGCCGGAAGCACGCTTGAACTGGAATTGCTCGTGATCGGGACGGCGGTGTCGGAAGTCTGGCCGGCGATCTCTTCGAGCGCCCCTTCGCCCAGAGAAAGCAGCACCGAATACTGCGCGCCGCCGCTGCCGAAGTCGTCGATGAACTCGTTGATGACCTGACCGCCCACGCGCATCTTGCCGTAGTAGAGCGGGATCGGCTCGCCCTCGACGCGCGAAGGCTCGATGCCCGAGTAGCCGTACGTCGCCGAGCTGTCGTCCTTGCGCGGCTTCGGAGGCTTCGGTAGCAGCGCGCGCATGATCACGTTCGCGGCGAACATGATCGCGAGGTACTTGACGAATCCGGCAAGCGTGAACTCGATGCCGCGCGGAGCGAGCAGGAATCCGATGCGGTCGCCGGCGAGGATCTCGTCGTCCCAAGCAAGACGCTTCACTCCGCGCACCGGGATGATGTTCTCCTTGTGGTCGATCCAGCCCGGCGGCAGCAAGTCCACCACCAGGGCTTGCCGACGATCGACGCGCAACAGCTCCGCGCCGCGTGCGCCCGCGAAGACGTTCTGGATCAGGAGGACTTCGATCATTTCAGGATGAGGCGATAGACGCTGTGGATTGGTCCGATCATGCGTTCGGCGACCGCGCGCACGCCACGCTTCCGATCCGAGGTCAGAAGGATCAGCGGCTCGGCATTGCCGCAATGCACGACGATCGAGACGTGCGGCATGTTGCGCTCGGGACCCATCATCTGGAGGACGATGTCGCCGACTTGCGTCTTCGTCTTGCAGATGTATCCGCGCGACAAAAGACGCCATCGGTCGTCGTACTGCATTCTCCACGTCTGGAGCGCCGCGCTGTCGGCCGTAGTCTGGCCCGACTCCCAGTCCTCGACGGCGTCCAGACACTTCTCGCCGTGGATCCTCTTCAGCACAAGCCACGCCACGCCCAAGCAGTCGATGCCGTGCCGCAGACTTCTCCCGCCTTCGGCGTGCGGAGCGCCGAGCATGTCGTAGTAGAAGTCGCGCTCGACGCTAGGCATGAGCACGAGTCTACCTTCGTCCTTGCCGCGGGATGCCGGGCCAGCCGCCGAAGCGCGCCGGATGCTGGCGCGCAAATCCGTTCGCGACCTCCGTGTCGCCGCGCTCCTCGCACTGCGACAAGGTCTTCTCGCAGGTCGGATGCGCCGCAGCAAGCGCCGCGACGTTCAAGTCGTACCCACACCGCTCGTCGCCGTAGCGGAAGCGGCAGTGGTTCCGAATGTACCTCTGGCCCGGTAGCACGGCCTGCGTCAGGTTGAGCGCCGACACGTTCCACGTCACGCGATCGAGCGTGGCCTTGCATCCGACGATCTGCCCGTCGAACCGAAGGGCCGCGTCCGGGTTGCCAAGCTCGAGGACGTGGACGAGCCGGATGACGATCGGCTGGCCGACCAGCCCGTCGTGGTCTTCGAGGATCGCCCGCACGATCAGGGACTCGTTCGAGATCTGAAGCTGGATCTGCGGCAGGTCGCCCTCGGCCGACTGCGATACGGCCGACTGCGCGATCGGAAACGGCTCGTAGGTCAGGGCCGCGCCGACCGAGTCCACGCCGAACGTCACGTTCCGGTCGTAGTTGGTCAGTCGGTAGCGCGTCGGCGGCGTGGTCGGCACCTCGATGTCGTACAGCCAGATCCAAGGGTACGGGTCGGACAGCGACCGGGCGCGCTGCGTCGTGAGTAAGGTCAGGTCTTGTGTCATTCGGAGAGCACCTCCTCGAGCTGGACCGACCAGCGGAACACGCTCGGCGTGACCTGCTCGACGCTCAGGCTGTCGACCACGAATCTAGCAGTGATCGACGCGCCGGCTGGGGTCGTCCACGAGAAGGGCACCTCCGCGCCCTTGTGGCTGTCCCAGAAGCTCTTCAGCGTCGTGGCCTCGCTGGCGGTCGCGGCTTCGTTGCCGATCGTCCAGCGGCCACGGGAGCGCGATTGGCGCAC